ATTTTAACTCCTTAAAACTGGACAAGAATAGTACCCTATCAACAAGACAGGATTCGCAATTCAGGCTTTTCCTATTCTCATCATTTAATTTAATTCAACTATTACTGCTGACTAATAAGGAACCCCTTTATCATTGAGCACTTATGAGAAATCCCATGTGCCGACGATTACGACCATGAATGGCATACTCAATATCACCATACGTAGTCATAACCAGGTGTTGACCACCAGCAGCACGATTAACCGGAGGCGTAATCCTGAAGTTCCAACCCTTCTGAACAACAGGGTACAACAGATTATGATTGATACCAAAAATGGGATCAGTACCATATCGAACCGTATCAGCCGTATCCAGAATAGGAACGTATTCCAGGGGGATATTCATAAAATATGGAATACCATAATGCACCTGGGGACGGAAACCCATCTGATCGTCAGCTTTGGCATACAACTGGGATACCTGGGCTTGGAGATTCAAGCTGGTCCACATACTGAACTTATTGGAATACCCATCAGTATTCAGATCGAGAGCCTTCGGAACCTTTGGGCCACGGAAGTTAAGACGAGTCATTGCCTTAAACAGAATAAGGAACAACGAATCATCAATCTGACCATTATGATCGGCATAGTAAGAGGCCCAACGCGGATTCACAGAGGCACTACAAGTCAGGCCACCAACATTAAATGCAACACCATCACCATAATCAGCAGTATAACCAGTCCAACCACCTGTACTATTATCAGTACCAAGAGGAAGCCACGCAGAAATACCCTTCGGGTTCAGTTCATCATCAGCACTTGCAGGGGTCAGGAAGATACGCCCAAAAATTTCATCAACCCATTCCCGACACATATTATCATACTTCATATCAACCGTATCATAAATCTTCTCAAGACCTCCCCTGTTAAGATCAGCCTCAATCAGGTTATACGAGAAGTTCGTGGTACTATGAACCAGATAGGTATGATACTTCTTGGAAATGTTGGCAACATTATGGGTATCTTCATCCCACAGTCCACTATGCTTTGCATTCTGTTCATCACCAAGAATAACATGGTCCTCAATATACTTCCCACCCGGAAATTGAACATTACCATTCCAGAAAGTATTGAAGAACTCATAAGTCTCATACAAAAAAGTATAAGCGGGTTTCTTGCTGATAATATGTTGCAGCGTAGAATTAGTAAAATCAACAGCTTGGTCCAGTGTAATAATATCAGACATAATTCAACTCCTTAGTTTATACCTGCTCTCCTTGCCAAATCACTAATCAAATTACCCTTCTCTTCATCAGGTGTAATTGCCTTTGAAGATACGGATCGTTCTGATCTCTTTGGCGACAGGCGTGTTTCCTTCGTTTTCAATTCCTTTAACACTCTACTACGAACATCCTTTTCCATATTCTTTCCTTTATACCAAACCAAAGCCTCATCAAGAGCCTCATTCCAATCTGTTCCCATGAGATGAAATTTCATAGCTGTCTGATAGACAGAATTTCGAGCATCAAATGCTTCTCCCATTGGGATGATTTGACCAGCATTAGGGGTTCCCTTAGGAAACCTCGCCAACTTGTCAGTGCTTCCAAACACAGGGAAGTCTTTAGAAACATTATCAAAGAAACTATCAGCAGTAGTCTGATACTTCTGAACTTCCTTGATTGACTTATCCTTTTCGGCAGTTTTCAAACTCTCTTCGATCTTACCGAATTTCTCCTGGTACTTAGTTTCTATAGCCTTCTCAATCTGCTCCAAATACGACTTTAGAGTCTTGTCTTTAACATTCAACTTATCAACAATAGACTTCTTTTCTTCATCATCCTCTTCCTCAGTATCCTCTGCCTCTTCACCCTTCTCTTCTTTATCTTCCTCCTCTTCATCATTATCAACAAGGTACTGAACCAATTCATCCAACTCTTTATTGGAATACTGTTCTGCCAACTCAATAATCTGTTCATCTGTGTAACCAACTTTTCTGGCAACTTGGGTGAAGTTCTCAGAAATATCTGCCTCTTTACCTTTAGAGCCAGAATCATCTGTATCATTGGACTTCTCGCTCTTCTTACCAAAAAGTTTATTGGTCAACTTAGTGAGAATGGATTCCTTTTCCTTCTCAGGATCATTGGTTTCCTCTTGGACTTGATCTTCTGTTTCCTCAGTTTCCAGTTCCGGCTGCTCTTCGACAGTATCCTCCACATTCTCATTAGTATCTTGAGTCTCAATATCTTCTATATCACTCATCTTCTGTCTCCTTAAATTGTTTTACAATGAATCACAAGGTGATTCACCCGAAGGGTTTAACCTTTAATATTATTTCTTAGCAGAATCCAAACACTCTTGGCATCGCTGCTGAGCAGGGGCACGAGGAATAAACTCTTTCCCACAAATCTTGCAAATCTTGGCAGAAAAATTACCAGCTTGCTCGTCAGCCTCTTCCCTCTTCTTCTCTTCCTTTTCCAACTCGATCTTAATAAGAACTTCTCGGACAATCTTCTCGATCTCTGCTCTCGAAACACTCTTATCCTGTTTCACAAAATCCTGCTCAACCTTAAAACCAGGAACAAGATTATGCTTTACACACTCAGGACAACGACCTGTCTCGTCCAAATCCTTCTTAAAAAACTCTGCCTTACAAACAGAGCAACTTGCTTCATCAATCTTCATAGTAATATTAGCCATTTTCTGTCTCCTCAATATATTTTATTGATTTTTTCAATAGTTCTGTTCCACGTTCATCAGAATAAAATAAACCAATTCCACAATTACAATTCCTACAAAGTAAACCACGAATTTGTCCAGTTATATGATTATGGTCTATCATAAATCTATTATTAAATTCTGATTGGTGTTTACCACATATTGCACAACATCCATGTTGTTTTTCAAATAGAATATTATAATCTTCTATGGTTTTTCCAAACTGTCTCATTCTTTGTTTTAGATTTTTTAGATGAAATTTTTCTGTTACATAATATTTTCTATCTTGTTCTAATTTACATTTTTTACAAAAATATTGAAAACCATCTTTATTTCTTTTATTTTTGTTAAATTGAGAAATATCTTTTTCTTGTTTACATTTACTACAGGTTTTAGTCATTTTAATATTCTTCCATTCCATGAAGTTTCATCATTTCCTTTTTATGTTTTCTATTTTTAATTAACAAAGGCCCATAGTCTCCAAATTTATATCGTATATCTAATTCGGGATGTTCCCTTTTTCTCTCTACCCCTTCCTCTGGGGTAGCTACTCCCATACTCCAAGACCATCGTTCATGTGTCACTTCCTGTCCATTGAATTGTGTATTCCTCAATTCATCCATTATGTTTCTTCCAGCAGGACCAAGACATTCAGGACATTTCTGAGTATTGTTCCTCTGTTCTGAACACAAAAACATATCAAACTTAAATCCACACTTATCACAAATATAACTATATTGTGGCATACTACACCCCAATTATCAGAACATCAATCGTGGAGGCTTCTGCTGCATCATCATTCTTAATATAAATTGTACCTTCTGGAACAAACACAGCACATTCTCCTTCATTTACTTTAAGTTCCGCATTAAACGATGCACTATAACTTGTATCAATATCCACATCATTTGTAATACAAGAAACTACAACAAGCAATGGAGTAGTAATATCACCAATATCCAATGCTTCCGCAGTATCAGCAACTTCCTGAGTCTGCCTAAGATAAGTATATTTAGTTGGAGTAGTAGTAGTAGACCAACCAACTGGGAATTCAATAGTCTTTCCAAGACCATCCAAAGTTACAATCAACCGAGCCGAACACGTTGCCGCCATTTTACAACCCTCACAGAAATTGTTGCAGCCATAGTCCCACCAAGAGCACACGCTATAGCTTCATATAATGTTCCATTACGAGCCAACCACATACCAATAAAAATACCAGCAAGTTCATCCAAAAAGATAACACCACTGAGCAGTATTGTACGCTGTTCTCGGAAACTGATGGAGCGAAGAAAAACCAAACACCATGTCAAGAATCCTGCTCCAAACATTAGAAATAGACGCAGAATCATCTACACTCCCTTTCACTTTATCCCCTTTCGTATTTAGCAATTTTGATATCAGTGATAACTCCTTTTGGGATAACTAAAATAGTTCTTTGAGTAGTCGATATTGTATTAGTTACCCTGATACACTCTTCATCTTGATTAACAAACCATCCAACAGAAACAACCTCCAACGCTGGATAGCTATCAGCTATTTCATTATCCAACCAACTGTCAACTGACGTAATATCTTTCCAATAGATTACCAATAGGTCTGCCTGTTTGAATGATTTTTTCATTTCTTTGTTCTCCGTTTCAAAGGAATATTAGCCCCAGACGTACGAGCTTGTGTCAAAGAGGCAGCGATTGCCTGTTTCTGAGGATAACCTTCATCCACCATCTGTTTAATATTATGACTTACAGTCTCTTTAGATTTACCACGTTTCAAAGGCATAATTTATCTCACTCAATATTCAATTCATCCATAGGAACAGCACCAGTTACAAGTCCCATTCCGGTAACAACAATACCCCTCACTCTGTTCTGGCTATCAAGAATAGGACCACCAGAAGTGCCAGGGGCACCATGTGTATCAAAGATATCCAAGTTCTTCCAGATAGTTCCTGTTGCATCAACATCAATCTTAACAACCTTACCAGTAAGAACCGAATTCATCAGATCAACTGTCATTGGTGTACCAATCAGAGTAACACTATCCCCAACTTTCATTGGAGTCTTATCTATACCAAGGGGTTGTTCATCAAACTCACCATCAATATAGATAAAAGCAATATCACTATCGGGATCAAGAGCATACCTGACAACAGAATAAATCTGTCCATCATTGGTCTTAATCTTCAATCCCTCAAGAATTGCAACATGGGCAGCAGTCAATACACAATTCTTTCCAACAATAGAACCACTACCATGACCAGTATCATTGTAAACCAAAACACAAGAATTAACTGGATCAAACTGAGTAACCTTCTCAATACTAATCAATTTAGGACTGGTGCCAATAAGAATCAACAGAATACTGATAACCAGAATTTCAGCCAAGACTTTCATTTGCCTTTTCCTTTTCAACATTTGCTTGTCTATTAGAATTAGCCTCCCTACTTCCAAGTAAACTCCCATAGAAATCATTGACCTGTCCCGATGTACTTCCTTCTTTCCTATTCTTCTCAGGTTGCATAGAATAAGGAATACTCTCTCCAGGTTGTGGAACTGCTGTTTTATAGAATGTATTAAAGTTTCTAATTCCAGCATATTCTGCAAGCAATTTAGTACAGGTAGGAATATCCAACTGGGCACCTTGCTGCATTGCCAACTGTAGAGTGGGAAGAGTCCACTGTGTCATAAGCTGCATGATCTTCTGATACAGACCTTCTGGAGTTGTCCTTTGTGTGCTATAAGGAACAATATCAAAGACGAAGTCATAGAAATCTGCAACTTTGTCTGGTTGTGTAAAGATTTCAGGAACAGGACCATAACCCTGAATCTCTTTGACAACTGGCACTTCCAACTGCGGATCAGTCCAGAAAGACCAAGCCAACTTCTTGAGAATAGAAGTCATAAAATTATGGTAACGATTATACATATTGCCAATAATTCGTGTAGCATTTTGATAAATCAATTGCTCTTGCCCCAATGTGGGGGCCTGAGAACCACGGCCAGCAACCACATCAGCATTTGCTCCTTGCTTTGTTTGTTCATTCATAATGAATGTGACATAATCCCAGTTAGAACTATCAGATATTCCATTGATAGAAATCTTGGTAAGAGCCTGAGGATTGTCCATCTTAACAGTCCCAATGTTTGGAGCCTTGATTGCTCTCTTCACATCCTCTTCACTCTCGGCAGAGTAAGCAATAATGTCTTTCTGGTTCTCAACCATTTCTCTGAGCTTATCAACAACCTTGTTAGCAGTCACATCACTGTCATGCCAATCCCAAGCAGGGGGTATGGGAATAGGAAAATCTGGCATGTAATTATAACCAAGAACGTCATATGGACCATCACCAGGACCATCCCATTCCCGTTCCCTGACGATGACGGCTTTCTTTCCTTTAGGCATAATTGTAATAATAGAGTTCTCATCTCTCAAATAAATATCAATGAAAGTAGTATAATCTCGGAGAGAGAACATTTTCTTATCAAAGTTAGGATTTGTAATTTCTTTTGGATCAAACTTCTGTAAAATATGTTGGTCACACGAAATAATATCTGCAAACTTAGAATCAAAGAAGTCTTTTGCATATTCAGTAGGAAGAGTATAAATATCTCCCTCAAATGCAAAATCACATCTTCGTTTTGCAGAAGGGTCACCAATATAATTAACATCATCAATCAATTCTACTCGTGGAGTACCAATCTTAATCATCTCTCCATCAACAGAAATGAGTCTATCATAATAATAGTCTGTTCTTGTAATAGCAGAACCGACCATTGAATTCACAGCAGCGGGAATCAACACAGTCTCTGCGAGATTCATCCGCTCAATCAAATAATTTAGAGCCAGAGTTGTAGTAGCAGCCCAAGGTTTGTATTCCAACACAGTAGTATCAACCATGACCTTCGGATTTCCTTCCACCAGAAAGGGAACAACTGTGGAAATACCACGATTAATAAGATTAAGGACATGATTACGTCCATATTTTTCATCATAATAACCAGAGGCTCTCAACTTAAGTAGTGCTTGGCGTTTCTCCATCGCTGGAGCAGCAAATTCCTTCCATGCTTCCACCAAGTCTTGCAGACGTTCAACAAAATTCTGCTTTTTTCCATATTGATATGCATCAGATTTCTTTGCCATAGTTATTAGTACCTGTTAAAAACGGTAACTTCTACGATATCTTCGTTCTTCTTCATCCTGCTCTTCTACTTTTTCCAATCTTTCAGCAAAAGTCCCAACCTTAGACTTTTCCTCAACAATCTTTGGTGCTTTTGCCTGATACTTGCTTCCCAAAACACAAAGAGCCACGCCTATAACTCTGTCACCATGACGTTTTCTTGCACCAGAAGTCAAATCCTGACACTCAGAAGCTCCAATATCTCCATTCTCATAGAACACATACTGTCTCAGTTCAGAAAGTATATCTTCATCATGGATAATACAAGCTGTATAGGTAGGATTCTTCTTCAATCCTTCAGAAAGTGCAATTCCCAACTCTCCAAGAACGTCAGATTTACTATTATTTGTGCTTGTCCAACCCCATTTATTCTGCATCTGACGAGTCTTGTTTTCCTCAGAATGTTGAGTATACACTCTATAATATTTATTCTTAATCAATCTTCGTCCAAAGTTTATCCCATGACCACCATTGTTTTCAAATACAATAAAAGCATTTCCCAACCATGTTGCTAAGGCAGTAACCACATCAGCAAACTGTTCACAAGGAGTGTTGGCACAAACCCAAGAACCAATAATCTCATTCGTATTGGCATCATAAATGGCAGCGACACTATTACTGTTACCTGTACCCAACGAAATATCACATCCCAAAACATAGTTATGAGAGCGATTGGGGATAGAGTTATTCAATTCACCCCACCACTTCAATCGTTTCTTTCCACCATTAGAAAAATAAATATTGGTTATAGTTCCTTCATCTGTCCTATCATACATTATCTCTCCCATATATTTGGGAACACTGATAGTAGAAGATTCAATTCTACTCAGGACAATTGGAGAGAACACAGAATCTTGAGAACCAATAGGAGAAGCCCAGATATTGGAGATAAAATCCCGAAGATTTCCCTTACGTCTCTCTTCCTCTTTATCATGCCAAGGACTTCTATAATCTGCACCATTAGGGAGGTTTTCACACTTGTCCGCAATGAATTTTGGAGATGAGCCAGAATACCCCCTACTAAGAAGGTTTTTCTCAAGTTCTGAAAGTTTGAAGTCCCAAGGCCCATTGGCATTGAAAATCTCAGGATAGTTCTTTAAGTAATATTGTTTATCAATGATCTCGATCTTATCATAATCTGGAGTCTTGTATAGTCCAGCGGATTTCTCTGGATTCTCATACCACACCAGATTTATCACTTTTGTAGTAGCCTTCTTTAACGCTTTATTAAATGGGTGTGTCTCCCCAAACCAATGGGTGCTGCCATAAACAACGCAGCCTGTGACATCGTGAACAGACCCCTCGATGCTCTCTGCAACTCTCGGTTCAACGCGACCAAATTCATCGAGAAAGATAGCTGTGCTTCGACGACCTGCCGAAAAGGATTCATTTGTAGTCTCCCCTTTAATAACTGAATTGGTAGAAGGAATAGATAACTGCATATCCTTTCTATCAATAATTCCAATCAATCTGGTAAGCCAAGGTGGAATTGTATTGAACACTTGATCTATCTTGGCAAACAATGTATAAGGATCACCAGCACAGTCCACCAGTTCCTTGACACGAGAACCAACAATAAAATAACCATCCTTCTCAAGGAAGGACAGCAAAGCAAATACCTTTGTCACACATTCTGTTGCACCTTCATCCCTGGACTTATTAATACCAAAATCCTTCTGGATATGTATACAATCAGTTAGAGCATCAACCAGGATTTCCTGTCTGGGTCTAAGAATAAAAGGTTGATTACGATACCCAACTGAAAGTCTTGGGTTCTGTGTCCATAGCATGGAATTGAAAGCAATCTTTAGATTCTGTTTAATTAAGGATAGGTAAACTTTCTGTAAACCTGTATCTTTCTCAACGCTCGTATGAAGGATTCTCCTGAACTCCAAGTTCTCATTTATTCCCTTAGGGATGCTGTTGTAGAATGTGTCAGGTGAATCAAAACTCTTCATACTATTAATTAATCCTTATTAATAGAAACAACTCTTGCTTCAACAATATTACTAACAGCCTTATCAAAAGTTTCCTGGGCCTCTTCAAGCAAATCTGTCCACAGAGCTCCATGTTCATCAAGAACCTTAGCTCGTTCAGATAGTTGTAGCAGAATAGCAATATATCCCGCATCTTGATTACTTAGCATTATCTTTATCCTCAAACTCTACATCAATTACTGTACTTTCAATTTGTTTAACTCTTTTGGATTCATCCATCAAAGCCCCGGCCAGTCGTTCGATCTGGTCAGAGGATACCTCAGAAGTAGAATCAATAATAAAACCTTTCTTAGTTAATTCGATCTTGTGTCTGAACTGTTCAGGCATACGATTTGTTGCCATAAACATAGCCAACTGTGCATTTGCAGGTTGGTGTACCACTTTCTCCTTAACCTTTACCATTTCGTGTGTTTTTTCATCAAGTTTCCATTCTTCCTCCACATACTCATAACCACACGCCGACTTATACATCTGAGCCACCAGAAAACTATCAGCTATCATTTTCCCAATCTGGGCCGCATCCTTAACTTCTGGATGATTCTTTTTAAGTTCATTAACCCAGTCATGTGCATTTTTGCCTTGATAGCCAACTATTACCCCAATGTCAGATTCTGTCATCCCCATCGCGGTTAGATTTTGAATCACCGGAAGAAAGTTTGGATCGAATCTTGTCCTCATGGGTAATACATATTTTCTATTCTCTTCTTTGAAGTTGTTGTATTGTGGCATATTATCTACACTTTCCGTAACCTCTATCTTCTATAGCAGGGTAATTTACCGATCTTCCTTGTTCATCCATTGCCTGTTTGCACCAAGCATAATAACCAGCTCTATCCTCTCGCACTTCAAACTCTTCAACAGGTTCCCAACGACGATGATACTTGCAATAACTCTTCATACAAACCCTTTCTATTCAATTGGTTCAGACCTTCGTATATACTCAGGGTTTTGTATTTCTTTTCCTTATCTGAGTAAGTCATAGACTTACGTATCATTAGGTTATAGCCAGAATTGTATATTACTTATCGCGAAGCTAATGACTTAGCTTCTTGAGTAAGAGAGTTATCTTGGTGTCTTAACTGTAATAATCTTATTAACCCTATCTATGTTTCTTACAGCCAAACCCCGTTTTTTGACCCAATAATTCTTTAAGTTTATCAGACCATTTGGATGCAAGTATTGATATTGACTGGAGTTAGAGATATGTAAATTTTTTTTCAAGAAGGTCACTTTTCTGCTTGTGAAAAATCAGCAACCTCTGAAAGTTAGATGGGTAGTTAACAAAAGGACCGATAACCCGGATGGTTTGATGGCCTTGGGGCAGGGCAAAAAATTCTGCTTTCGGGGCCGGATTTCGGTGAACATCCAGGAATGCTGGCCGTATAGTATATAGGGCATGGCACATATGGGATAATTGCCTGTCAGAGAATTATCAACAAATACTATACAATGAGGAGTTACAATGAAAGAGAAGTTTAATGACAAGTGGATTACAGAGGAAGATAAGAAGATTATGAGTATCTGGGGTGCAGATGATTGTTATTTTCCAGAAGAGGAAATTGGTCTTATTCTGGCAATGACAGTAGAACAACTGAAAGACTGGTTGAAGGACTTCTCGGTTCGAGAGCCAGAAATGTATGAATACTTTAGACAGTGTAGAAAGAACTTTTATAGTCAGAAAAGATATGAAGATAAGGTTAAGTCTTTAAGTGGGGATTACTTAGATATAGAATTTGAATGGAATAGAGAACAGGAATTTATAACTAATAACACTAATTATTCAGATGTAGTAACTAAACGATCTATGAATAAAAATGTAGAAGATAATAAATATTATTCAGATGATAATAGGTGATGTATGGAAAAGAGAGTTGCTGATTTGTTGGAAGTTATTGGTCTTACTCGTAATACATTCCAAGTGTTTGAAGATTTAGAGTCTAAAGATTTCACTGTATTCTTTCCTAACTTTATGACAAAGACAGAATTGAAACCTTATATTTCAGAAGAAGATTTGGTTACTGCTCTACAAACTATGATGGAAGAACATGCAATGGATATTGCAAAGTGTATTAAAATGATTAAGAGATATAAGAAGAGTTTTGGAAAGTAATTATGAAAAAAATAATTCTTACATCATTTGAAGATGTAAAACATCAACTCACCCTTGGTCCAAATTGTTCCTTTGACTGGGAAACAACAGGATTGGACTACATGAAGATGGAACCAGTGGGTATCTCATTCTATGATGGAGAGAACGCTTTCTATATAGATTTGTGGGAGAATCCTGAACAGAAACAGATTCTTGGTTTCCTTAAACATCTATTTGATACCCGACTATGGATTGCCCATAATGCCAAGTTTGATATCAAATGCTGTAGAAAGTTTCTTGGTGCTGAGCCCTCTCGTATCTATTGTACTTTTATTGCCTCTTATATCTTGGATGAGAACAGGGAATCACATGGATTGAAGTATCTTGCAGAGAAGGATTTGGGAGTCCATGCCAGTGAAATTAAAGGTTGGGATACTGCAAAGGATTATGGATATCATAGTAAGATATGGTATCAGTATTGTCATAATGATGCTATCTGGGCTTATAATTTGTGGATGTTACAGGTTCCAGAGATTGACAAACAGGAGTTGGGTCATGTTCTATATGACATAGAATTTCCATTCATCTATGTCTGTGTAGACATGGAAGTTACTGGTTTCAAGGTTGATATGGACAAATTAAATGAATTGGAAAGAAAGACCAACTCTAAACTTATTGAACTTGAAGATAAGATGGTGGAGCTTGCAGGATTGAAGATATTTGTTCAGCAGAGAATGTTTGGTCTTGATCCAGAACGAAAAATGTCCAGGAATCTTAGAAGTCCAGAACAGTTAAAGACTATCTTGGGTAGGTTGGGATTCAAAGTCAATGATGTTAAAGCAGAGACAATTGAGAAACTGAAAGGTAAACATCTCTTTATTGATTATCTAATTCAGTATAAACAACTGAGAAAACTGTATGATGCTTATATTATCCCTACATTCGATAGGATTGATGCAGATGGTAGAATCAGATGTTCATTCGGAATTGTAAAAACTGGTCGTACAAAGTGTTATAACCCCAATCTACAACAACTTCCAAGATTAAATAATACCTTCAAGGATATAGACTATAGAAGTATATTTTGTGCAGAGCCAGGAAATAAATTATTTGGTGGGGATTATTCTGGTCAGGAACTGAGAGTTCTTGGAGAGGTATCTGGTGATGAGAATATCAGAACTGCTTTTAATAGTGACTATGACTTGCATTTGTATACTGCTAACTTTATCTTTAATCTTAACTTGCAAGATGTTGACTTCCGATTGGGAACCAAGGAAAATGAAGAAGCAGTAAAGAAATATAAGTCCGAAAGATACAAAGCAAAGAATGGAGTTAATTTCCCAGTTGTCTATGGGAGTTCAGAGTATGGCATTGCTTACAATATGGGTGTCAGTGTGGAGATAGCCAAGGATTGGAGGAAGAAATTCTTTGCACTTTACCCAGGTGTTAAAACAGCACTTTCTGACTGTAGGATCGATTTGGAAGAGCTGGGGTATGTATCAGACCTAATGGGTCGTAGAAGACGCTTCCCAGGGTATAAAACCCTACCAAGGTATTCAGTTGGTAAGAAGCCAAGCAAGGCCCGATGTGTCAGACAAGCATTCAATTTCAAGATTCAGGGATTCTCCGCAGATCAGGTTAAGATTGCTGCTGTTAGAGCCAGAAGTCTGGGTATTACTGTTCTCCTAATCATCCATGATGAGATAGTCAGTGAATCAGGTAATCCGCAACAGGATGTGAGGACTCTGAAAGAGTGTATGGAACATGCAGTATGTTTATCTGTACCATTCATAGCAGATTGTAAGATTGGAGATAGATATTCTGATCTAAAATAAATTAAAATTTCCTAATTATTGGCCCCATCAGGGGCCTTTTTTATTTACTCACAAACAAAAAGGGGGTCAAAAATCATTAAATTAATATTAAATTTTTTAATAGACTACCCATCTATAATTGCCCACGCATCCAGCCCCACCTACCCCCCCCCCGCTGCCTTAGATGAGCAGCCCAAGGTTTGTTACTTAACAAACAATCAAGAATAGGTCCGATAATAAATTCAGGACAAAAGACATCGCCTATCCACTTAGTAGGAGATATACAAGGTCCAGTTTGTCGGGATTAAGTGGATAAAGAAGATCGTCAATGTCTCCATTTACTGTGGATTGTGGATGCAGAATCTATTGAATATGTGCGGTGGGTGTGTATGTCTATCCCTATCTCTCTCTCCTGGTATCTCCCTATCTCCCCCAGGCCTATCTTACGTCCGATAACAAAATATTGGCATGTCATTGGATTTAATGACAAAAAGGGCTTGCAATCCCCCTGACTATTGAGTATACTCTAACCAGATGGTTAAACCCTTCGGGTGAATCATCCTGATTCATTGCGAAGCAATTTAAGGATCAGATGGATGGCCAATCGCGGATGGCTTGACAACTACATAATAACGACAACCCTCAAGGGGCGATTATGCCTACAAGGGGAAAACAATGCAAGACATGATGCGTAGTCCATTATATGACCGATGTGGCAATAGACTCTACGACATTGTTATGAAGAGTCCGAACGATGGATCCCAGATAGTAGTCTATTGTGGGTTGCCACTTGGATTGGCTATCGACATACAACAGCAAGACAACGGGTGGTGCGTAGTGGTAGTGCCTGCCTGCCGGTAAATGATTCCTGGGGGGTTAATCCCCCCTTGAGGGTTGTCCACGTGTATCATGGGCAATAGGTGCCCACAAACCAATACCAATACCATATTACAGGAGTTACAGCAATGGCAACAGAGACGATCAATCGGACACTGGACACGACAGGGACCACTGGCAAGGGTAAGAAACCCCGCAAGGCTCGCACGCCTAAGCTGGCCCTTGACACCCACGATGGGAACCTAAATACTAAGCTCGTGGCTGAAGATGCATTGGAGCTTGCCAGGATGGCCTACAAGCGTTTGACGCAAATCTGCAATGGGAAAAAGGTGCGGAAGACTGGTACGGCAGATAGTCCTATCTTGACGACGTATCCCCTCGACCGCATGTCGGATGCCCGACGCAAGTATTATGAAGATCAGTTTGCCGATCTGCATAAAGCGGCCTTTGCGGCCTTGGAAGTAGGTCGTAAGGTTTCGGTCGCTGCGGCGTCCGTGCCGGACTAATGGCATTGCCCAGGCTGGCTGGCCACAAGGGAGGTTCGATTCCTCCCTATGGGTTTGAGCACAACGAGCACACAGAGTCTATTGGAGGACGATACCATGTATCGCATCGATGCTGAACTATTACTCATTCATCACGAGCACGTCATAGCGTACACAGAGATGCCATACAACGCGGAAATGATATGCTCTGCAATGTCGCAAAGCAATATGGATTGTCATTTCCATTTTGTTGGAATGACTCCCCGCAATCAAAACTTCATTGCTGATACAAAAAGGGATTACCCACATTTTAGGGAATGAGTCATGGAAAAGCAGATTTGGTTCCTTGTATTTTTCGCATACCTTGCCCTATTGTAGGATGGACGCAATGCCAACGTATACAATCACAATCACAAATGATATGCAGCAACAGTTTTGCATCAATGCAGATTCTGTAGTTTGTGCCTTGGAGCAAGCCAAAGCTATATTCACCGAAAGTATGGTTTCTGGCAATTCAGAGGGAAAACTAAAATCGCATTCCTTACAAAATCAGCTACAGATAATCAAAACTGTGATAAATCCTCCAGAGATTAAACCTACCAAAAAGGACAAGGAATTGGAAAAGATTGCAAGGTTTAATTCTGTCCCGGATTGAACAGTGATTTTTTTGCAGGAAGAACAATTGCAGGATTAAAGTTAAAGGAGCTACTATGTACATCTGCTATAACTGCGGTAACGAATTTGTGACACCATCTATTGAAACAGTACAGCGGGCCGGGGAACCATCGTTCGATATGCAGACCTGCCCAAAATGTGGAAGTTACGCTATTGAGAAGATTCCACCAACTTCGGATGATTATGAATACTATGATGAGAAGAATCCATATGAAGAGGTTAAACCCTACGGGTGAATCATCCTGATTCATTGTGAAGCAATTTAAGGTTAAACCCTACGGGTGAATCATCCTGATTCATTGTGAAGCAATTTAAGGAGTCCTAACATGAAAGCATATTTGATTTTACTGGTAGATGAATCACATCATACGGAATTTGCTTATACTTCTGCAAAAAACGTAGTGGAGGCTTGTAAAAAAATAAATTTAGATGAAGACTCTCCAAGAATTTATACAATTTTTGAAGAGGTAGACCGTGGAAGTGGAAAAAGGGAATGGAGAGAATTAACAAGAACCACTACTATAAAATGGAATAGTAATATGTAGTAGTTTTCATGGAGTTAATACCATGATTGTTTACAGAATCCAGCATATTGAAAGTGGGTTAGGTCCATTTTGGCACATGCCACAAAATAATGAAGTTAGGCATTATTTATTTTCTCAGGAGGGACCGGCTAAAATTCCTACTCCACACCAGGATATGGCCAATTTGTATGGTTCAAAATTTCTACTGGGTGGAGATGTTTTTTGTGGATTTACTTCACATCAACAATTAAGACATGCATTTAACAGGAGAGTTAGGAAAGTTCTAAAGAAATACGGATTCAGGATATTCAAGTTGGATGTAGAAGTTATTGCTGTTGGAGAATATCAGTGTGTTTTTAGAAGATCAAACCCTTGTATTGAGGAAATAAAAAATGATGGAGTTGTTTGAATTACAGAGATTCGCAGATGAAATCTGTGAAAGTCACAAAATTAACTCTGTTCCATTGATAATAAATGGAAGAATCAAACAATCCCTTGGATTAGCATATCCTTATGATAACAATTGGAAAATAGAGTTATCATATTCTACCATGATTCAACCTGATGAGATTCAACAATCAATTGTCATACATGAATTATGTCATATGATATTAAGGCAGGGACATACAAAACAATTCGCCAGACTGTCAGAACAAATACATAAGGAAATTGGAATTCGGGAAGATAGAACATCTAAATGTTATCATGGTACAGTTTATGATTCAAAAGGAAATGTTGTTAACTTCAACTGGGCAAATAACTTTCATGTAAACAAAAAGGATTATGAGATAATAGTTAGGGAAAATAGAATTAACAAAGTTCCAGAATGAAAGGAAAAGTAGTGAACAAACAACAAGAAGAGGAAAAAGCGTGCAGGGAAGCGAAAGCGTTGTCATTCTTTAAGGTAAATGGGTTGAAAACATATCCTAAAATCCCGATGTATTCAACTATATTGAAGTATGCAAAAATTGATGTTACAGAAAGAGAGTTAATCAGAAGACTTCTTGAGGAATAACATGAAATCTATTAAGAAGAGTGAGATCATTGTTAAAGAATCCATTTATGTTGCTGCATGGACTTCTATGAGTTTGAAACCAAAAGTATTGGTCCATAATGAAAACAATGGTTGCAGCGAATGGGTTGATATTGATCTTAGTAAACCGGAGGAGATGTGATTAACTATAAGAATGCTCAAGAAGTTTTTGAATTTGTGACTGAAAATTGGAAAAAATCAAAAGCAGAATCTGCTCATTGTTTGTCTCAATTGTATATCAATCAGAAGATTGATATCATAGTATTTGTGGCTGTCTCAAGTAAAATATCCACAATGTGTGGACAAAATGATGTTTGTATTTGGTAACTTTCTGATTAATTGCGAAGCAATTTAAGGAGAATAAAATGGAAAATGAAAAGAGAAACATGGCAAGAGAAATGTCAATGAAGTTGTTTATTGATTGCACTGAACAGTTTGACTTGAACAAGTTGGTTGAATTGGCACAGACAATTCCTACTATTGAAGTTAACCACACTACTCGTGAAACATTGTACAGATTGTTTAGTGTTAATACTCCCATTAATTTTTGTGAAGTTAACATGAAAAATGATAATGCCATTCTTGACTATCTTTCACTGGCAATCGGATATAGTGATAGGCCGAATGAATATTTCATCACTCTTTATAACAAGGCGTACGGAACCAACTTCACTATTGATGATATTGATTGGAGTTAACATTGTACCAAAAGATAACTGATCTTGAGGAAGAATACAAACAATTCCAATCCATAAAGAAAACTAACAAGGAATTGTATAATGAATGTATTCTCTTCAATCAACAGATTTTGATTTTTGGTGGAAAGATACATAGAAGATGCCTGGATAACTGGAACAATGGAGGAAAAGAATTCTATGAAGAGTTCATAACAAATACATATGAGGGAATATACTACAAGGAGTGGCGTAAATCCCGTGCTGTTTCTATTGCTTCTTGCTCCAATTCATATGATCTACTTGGAATAAAGTGGAAATCTGGAGAAATTATTGGAGAAACATTCTTTGCTGGAATTCCTCCAGTAACAGAAGAAGAAGTAAAAGCAGCAAAATGTATGGATGAGAAATATTGTTTCTTAGCTTGTTCTGAAAAGATAGGAAATGATGGAAAGTATCATCCAGTAGATGAACAAGGAAATTTTGAATATCCATATGATCCAGAAAAACCTTTTGGAGATTAAAAAATGAAGATTAAGAGTATTATTATTGGAAGGGCCAGTAAGGCCTGGTTTGCTTGTATTTCGGAATTTGATTAACATTCCAAAAGATGAACAATAAGTTAAGGAACTGTCTGATGAATAAGATAGAATTTGATACTAATAAGTTTGATATTGATTCTTATGGAAACTTGTATCCTAAAATTCCTGTAGAATCAGAATGTCCTAAAGAGTTGCTGGACAAGAAGTTGCAAGAGCAACGGGAGATGGAAAATGAAGATTAATAGTAATATGTTTATGTATACAATGCCTGATGGATCAGTAAAACGTGGTGATGAATTAACAATGGATGAAAAAGTTGTTTGGGTTGAAAGACAGAAACAGGACTTGAATACTGCTTTTAATGACACACGTATGCAAACAATGATAATGGAGGAAGCAAGTCCGGCACTATCCCAATTGTCCAAAATTCCGGGGACTTTAAGTGTTCTTTCACAAGCTGGAATTATTACTTTGCTTATTCTATTTATTCAGAAGTTTATTGAGACAGAGCAATTGGAAGAAGTGTTTGGTAATAATAATGGAACAAATAAGGAGGAAAAGAAATGAAATCGTTCTTCATTACCCAGAATACAAATAATGGAACTTGGTATGTAATGTGTAATCAAGGAGAGATGTTTGAAACATTTGATAATTTTGTTGCTGGTGGAGAATCTGGATTGTTTCTTACTCAATCTGGAACTCTTGAGGATTTGGTAAAAGAATTGAGATCCAAAAATTTTGATACTTCAAGATTTGAGTTTGAAACTGCATCTATTGCCTGTGAAGCATTGTCAAAGTACATTAGCACTATCACATCGTAGCCAGAATTATAGGTGAACACAAATCTAAGAAGGGACAAAAAGATGAATTACAATGAACTTCAAGATAAAATTTCCCTTTACAGGGAGAATATTGAATATCTGAAAGAGGAGTTGGCTGATCTTGAGAGACAACAGGATGCAGAGGATACTATACTTAAGTTTGGTGATATTGTAGTTTGTTCAATAAATAGTGACACAAGACTTATTACTTTCAATAGTATGGGTACAAAAAACTTGGTAGCAGTGGATGTTCATGGTGATGTTCAATCTTGGGAACCCAAGAAAATGAGACCACATTATGAGGTTATTGGAAATGTATTTGATATTAACATCATAAATTGGATGAAACAGACAAAAAGATGAATTACCAAGTAAAGGAGAATTACCATGCCTGACCAGAACAATCAGAATGACCCCAATCGAGCAGTTGTGGAAAGTGAAATCGCAGCCAATATCAGATTGGCTGTTTTTGACAAGATTGAGGAGGAACGGGATCACCAGATAGCACTGTGTCTCTATGGGAACACGGACGATTCCGATAGGATCAATACACAGAATGACTGGGTTGCCTATATTGTAGCCTACGCTGGTAGAGCGGCTCAAAAGGTATTTCGTAATGAGAAGGAGGGTCAGACCTTTGAGGCCAATATAACGAAGGTTGCCGCTCTTTGTGTAGCCGCGTTGGAGGCCCATAAAAAGGGATATTGCTAACACTATTTGAAGGGATACAAAATGACAAAGCAAGAACTTCTTGATGAGTTTGCTAATAGTGCAAGGAAATATGAGGAAAGTAACAATGAAGAAATCATTGGTGTGACGGTTATGTTTGATGATGGATTACGAAACAATGGATTTTTTAAGTGGAAAGTTTCTGAGTGGGATGGAACATCTTTCTTTCCAATGACAGGGGTAGTTGATATTAGGTATATTTATGAAGATTAGGTCTTAATTAACTGAAAGAATAACATTGGACCCCATGACTATTTTCTTGATTACATGGTCCATAGACACTACAAGGGCAAGGTCCATATCAGGCCGATGGAAGTGGGGTCCAAAATTTTTGGGATTCCGGGGATTTTGTTTGGCACTACCGGGGCGACCTGACGTATATAGTATCAGCTATATGGAGAAGATAATATAAACCCAAACCCATAATCTTTCAAGTGGACATACGCCAGTAGTCTACGCGATAGTGTATAGGTATTCTGGCTCGGAACGAAGTGACCCATGACTTACAGTCATTTAGAATATGAACAAGAAAGATAAGATATAACGGATTCTAAACAGAGAGGAAAATAATTGAGAAGAGTACACAGGAAAATTGTAAACTACATAGAATCCTTAACTATGAAACGAAAAGGACAAACGGAGTACGATCATATGACGCAGAGTGAGAAATTGGAATTGGCAATAGATGATATCTGTGGAAAGTTTTGTCCAGGGCCTTGTCATGTTTGTGGTAGTCATAGAGTGTTGTTTCTTACTAAATCTCAAGGTGGTGGCTTAAGATGTGAATCTTGTGGATCAAGATTTTATATGATGATTAACAAAGATAAAGTTTGGGAATTAAAAGATTGTCCACATACAGACAACTTCTATAAAGGAATATAAGTATGAGAATACTGCAAACTTTGGACTTTAAGTGTAGATTTTCAGATTAGAAATTGGTGGGATTAAATTATGATCTTTACAAATAAACATAATCTTCCAGATAGAATACTCAAACAAATATCTCTCCCTCATAAGCCAGTAAAGGATAGGATTTCTACTACTGATTTGATTGATTCTCCAAGAGAGAGACAGTTATTGTTTGACAGATGGGATGATATTACAGTTGACTATTCTGATTTCCTTACTGCCTTGCATGGAATTGCAATTCATGGTTATCAGGAAAAGGTATTCAAGGATGTACCTGAAATGGAAATGGAAGTAAAGTTTGAAGATAAGGTAGGATTGTTTACAATAGTGGGGAAAGCAGATAACTACAACACAATAGAAAAGATTATCCGAGAGACAAAGGATAAAGCAGTTGGTGCATTGAAGTATGAAGAGTTTCTTCGAGAGGTTGAAGAGCAATTGAACATTTATTCCTGGCAAAGAAGAAATAGAAACTTTGAAGTTAATGGATTGGAATTGGATATATTCTACCGAGACTGGAAGAAATGGGAAGCAGATAAAGCAAATAGTCTTAGATGGGCAATAATGAAGAAGGGACGAAAGACTGCAATTAAAGTGCATGATAAATATGAAGATGCAGTTTCCCACCTTGCCAGTCTAAATCCAGATGAACATTATATAGAAAAGAGAGAAGGAAATTCTGATTATCCTAAGCTATTGATAGATCATTCCATTCCAATCAAACTCTGGACATATGATATCCAGAAAGAGTTTGTCAATGATAAGTGTGAGTTGTTCAATCTTGATCCTTACTATTGTGGAGAGGAATTTCATTGGAAGAACAATCTAAAATGTAGAGAATACTGTAATGCAAGGTGTGTATGTAAAGATAGTCCCTGTTATATGAGAGGAAAATAACTATGTTCAAAGTAAATATTAACAACGCCAGTCTGCAAACGTATGAGGGAAAGTTAAAAGATTTTATTGGTAATAACTACACTGTATCCCATAGTGCTTTTATTGGGCAATGTGGTATAGGTCCAAGAGATTCTCTATATTTAATTGTAGGAAATTGTATCTGTCTGGCAAATGACCCAAGTGCAGTTTGGTTTAGTGAGGATTGTTCTGTGTCTATCAGGAGATGGGTTGATATTGAAATTAGACTTGATGACAGTAAGTATTAAATGAAAGGGTACTGAGATGTTGAATATTGAACGAATTGCAGAGTTGGAAGAATTTGTTGAGCAAGTTATTGCACTTGAGAAGCAATATGATGTTGTTATTATGGATGCAGATTTGTGTGATCTTTATGCAGAACGTAGAAGGGGAACAATTATTACTGATGAAGCATTGGAGGAACATTATAATATAATGAGAGACCAACCTGCTGATATGGCTGATGCTTATGAAGGTGAAAATCCATTTGTTGATGAGGATGGAAACCTGGCTTAATAATTAAGTTATTTTAGGAGAATTATTATGTGCCTATTAGTAGACAATTTGCCACTTTATCAAGGTATTGATGAAAAATTTGATTCTTTCATTTCACAGTTTGATAAGCATGGATACATTCCAGTGTATAAGATTGATAAGAGAAATGGTATAGGAAAGTGGAATGTCAATGGACATAGGTGGAGTAGTGGATTGGTACATGCTAAGAAAAATGAAGTCTGCATGGAGGGGGATTTTGGATTTCATGGATTTCTAACTATTGAAGACCTTAAAAAAGAAGGTACCAAATTAAATTATGTTAAGTGTATGGTAAAAAAGTCATGGATTATAGGTGTTGAAACAAACTCACGTACTAATTTTGGAAGAGCACTTAGGTGTACTTCTATGGTATTCCCAGAAGAAGGGAAGGATAGTGTTTCCGTTAGGGAATTTAGAACTATTATAAAAGAATAGATCAGGAGAAAAATTATGGCAATGACCAACAAGTTGAAGATGTGAAAAATTTGGTATATAGTGGTATGTCTATGAAGTATGTCTCAGAGATATACGGAATTAGTAGACAATCAGTTAATCATTGGATTTGGGGATTAGATAGATATGACAGATAATTATAAAGAAAATGATGATAGGAGACAAAAACTAATAGTTGCACAAACTTGTCTGGAACGTGCAATTGAAACATTGGAAATTCTGAGTGCAGGAACAGCTGGTAATGTGGCAGATGTTTTCCCTATTGCAGATGTGTATTACAATTATGTATTTGATAAGGCAGATAATAAACATGGACTTAATGATAGTAGCAGTAATATTGTTTCTAATAGCCACCTTTCTCCGACTCCACAACCAACAGTGAATCAAGAAAAGTGGTTGGATAATATTGCTAAGAAGTATGGATATAGTAAGAAAGATGTATGGGAGAATTATAAGAAGTACCCTTCTACAGCAGAAGAAGCAGTTGAATGTGTAAAGATTTTGAAAGGAAAAGGAAAATGAACTTCGACGATAAGATTGAACAGTGTAAGAAGGATATTGTTGTTGGCAATGTGTTTGATAAAAGTTTGAGTTAATTTTTCAGGAGAAAAATTATGGCAAATGCACCTGTTAAGAAGTATCAGTTTGGTAATGTTGTTGTCAATGTTTGGGAAACAACTGTTGGCAAGGGTAAGGATTCTTTTACAGCCCAGAGTGTTTCTGTTAACAAGTCTTATAAGGACAAGGATGGTAAGTGGCAACAGTCTACATCTTTTAAGTTCTCAGAGATTCCTTTTGTTATTATGGCCCTTGAGAAGGCAATGGAAGATAAGTATCTTCGAGAGGATATCTCTGAGGTTTCTTTTGAGGATGTAGGATAGACATATTGAGTAAAGAAGATTGGATTTAAGAATAAATAGTTAAGTTAAAGGAAACTACAATGTGCATGTATAATGAGGAGGGATCATTTAATAAGAATGGAGTGTGTGAAGGATGTTATTGGTGTCGATGGGATGAAGATTATGATTATGATGATTGGGAAGATGACGATGATGATCCTGATGAATATGATTTCTAACTAAAGGTAACTAAATGATTATTTCCATCAACAAGCAACTAACTAAAATCCTGTCCAAAGAACAACCAATGGGATTATCAACTGGTATTCCAGAGTTGGATGAATCAATTCATGGATATCAAAAAGGAAAGTTGATAACTGTTGCTGCTGTTAGTGGTACAGGAAAAACAAGTTTCATGTGTGATGGAATAATAACTGCTGCCAATACAGTACCAGTAGGTGTATTCTCTATTGAAATGGGAACTCGTTCTATTGTTGACCGTATGGTTTATAATATTGCTGGACTTAATTATCATAGATGCAAGAAGTCCAGGACAAAATCAGAAGAACAACTTGTTGAAGATGCTAAATCTAAATTGGCTTCTCTAAGGGACATATATTTTGCAGAAGATATTGGATGTATGTACCCTAAATATATTCTGGATAAGAACAAACCAGTGGATTCAATAGAACTGGCAGTAGCAGAAATGGTAAGTGATGGAGTTGGGATTATTTTTCTTGATTACATACAGCAAGTTAGATGGGGATTCAAGTCTGAATCCGAAACATTACGACTTAAAGAAATAACTGGTGGTTTACATGAGTTGGCATTGCAATATGATATTCCAATTGTGATAATGTGCCAACTAACAAAAGAAGCCGCTAACAGAGCAACCAAGAAGGATCAAGACCCAACTCCAACTATTTCTGATATCAGAGATGGTGGTTATATTGTAAATGACAGCGATGTTATTCTATTACTATATCGTCCTAACATGATTAAACTTACAAAAGAGAAGATTGATTTGTTAGGAGATGTAACTGAGGACTCACAGATTATTATTGGTAAGGGACGCAACGGTCCCAATGGTGCAATAAATGTGGAGTTCTTAAATTATTGTATGTCATTCCGAAAACGAGAAAGGAAAGATGATGAATTATTCTAATATAGCAGATGAAGAACTGAATAAAAATATTAAATTTATAGAAGAAATTATTGATACTGATGTTATTCGACTTGGTGAAATGAAAGAAGAGTTAAAGAAACGAAAGAATAAACCAATTAATGGTGATATATATATGTATAGTGGACATATGTTTATTGTTAGATATTATGAGCATGCTGATAACTTTTATTCCATAGATGAATATGGAGTTGAGGTTGATAATACACGGGTATATAAGAAATATTTCCCCGATGGAGATTGGAAGCGTGTTGGAAATGTATTTACCATGTTGAAGAAATAGTGGTGATACAATTTATGAATCTTAAAATTGTAAAAATAACAAATGATAGGGCATATGGCTTCTGCCCATTCCATAATGATACAAAGCCAAGTTTTGAAGTTAAACTAACAGGTGAACATTATGGAGAATACTTTTGTTATGACAAAGAGACTGAGGTTCTAACTGACCAAGGGTGGAAAAAATTTAGTGACTTAAATAAAACTGAGAAAATCTATTCACTGAATCCAAACACAAATGAAACTTTTTATCAAAAACCAATAGCTTATCAAGAGATATATTATAAAGGAGGACTTATCAATTTTTCTGGGAGAAGAGTGGATTTACTTGTAACTCCAGATCATAATATGTTTTACAAGGAGGTAAAACAAAAAAATTATCATCTTGGCTCAGCCTTGGAAGCATCAAAGTATTATAGTATTAGTCTTCAAAACTGTGGTATTTGGAAAGGAATTGATCCAGAGTTTTTCTATTGTCCTCCAGTAAAAGAAATTCAAGGAAAAAAAATAAAGAAGGTGGGTGTATGGAAGATGGAGGATTATGTTCAATTTATGGGATGGTATTTGAGTGAAGGATATGTTCTTCAAAGTGAAAAAGGGAGAAGTAGGTATAGAATTGGAATATCCCAAGATAAAAAACATGACAATTATTGCAAACAAATTGAAGAATTACTTAATAGACTTCATATTACATGGCATAGAACAGGGCGGCAGTACGGATTTTATAGTAAGCAACTTCATACATATTTATCCCAGTTTGGATATTCCAGAGATAAATATATACCACAAGAAATAAAGGAAATGTCACCAAGACTTTTGCAGTTATTTTTGGACAGTTATTGTAAAGGAGATGGTCATAAACATTCTTGTGGATGGACTATTACAACAACCTCAAGAAGAATGGCTGATGACTTACAGGAAATTATTTTCAAAGCTGGATACTCTTCATCCATCTATAACAACAATAAAAGATACAATCATAATAACTGTTTTAATGTCTCAATGACAAAAAAAACAGATTTCAGTATTTTTAGTAAACATAAAATAAAACAATATGAAGGAATGGTTTATGATGTAACGTTACCACAACACCATGTATTATTTGTTAGACGAAATGGAAAAGCTGTATGGTCTGGAAACTGCTATGGTTGTGGTAGGACAGGAACTTTGGCACAAGTAGCTATGGATACACTTCTGGCACGGAAGAAAAGTAAGCCAAGCATCAATAAAAAAGTAACACCAATAAACTGGGACAATCTGAATGGCAAATATGGAATGACTTATTTCTTTGATGCAGATAAATTAGGTAAACCATTTGAATGTTCCAGAATGTCTCTCAATCATTTACACTGTGGATGGGATGGAGCATTTACTTTCCCAATGAGAAATGGAAATAATGAAATAATTGGAATCCAACGTAGATTTTCAGATGGAAAAAAGATTAATGTAGAAGGATCAAGACTTGGATTATTCATCCCACAAACAGTTAATAATACTGGACGATTGTTTATCTGTGAGGGTGCCTCTGATACTGCAACTATGTTGGATATGGGATTCTTTGCAATTGGAAGACCAAACAGTTCATATGGAGATGATTTTGTAAACATATACATTGCAAGTGGTCAACAATTTGACAACATATACATTGTCGCGGATAATGACAAGAGTGGTGTTGGATTAAAAGGGGCTAAACACTTATCTTTGGAATTGAAATTAGATGAATCCCATATTATTATGCCCCCTTATAAAGATATAAGAGAGATGTTTATTAATGTTGGAACATATGATACCACTAATTGGATACTGGAGAACATAAAATGAGGAGTATTAATATACCAAGTTATGAATTGGAAACAGGTGATGTGATAAAGTATGATAATGGTACAACATTGTTTTTTATTGTTGAGCTTAACACCATATACTTGATGATTGGAAGTTTTGGAATAAATGAAAAGTATTCATCCTATTATTCTTCTCATTCTAAGGAAAGCCTAAATACAATGTTGAGGAGTGGAACTATTAAATTAATGTATCATTCAAATGTCATATCATTTGATTAAACAATTCTAACTATGAAAAAGAAACCTAAAGGATGCAATACAAATACATTGGATAAAGAGTGGTCAAAAAGAGTAAAGGAATTAGCAGGTAATAAATGTGAGTTGTGTTCCTCAACAGAGAAGTTGGAAGCCCATCATATAAATCCAAGAGGGTTGTATAATACAAGATGGTATATTCCAAATGGATGTTGTGTTTGTTCTAAGTGTCATAGGAATGTGATTCATAGAAATCCAATTAAGTTCTATGATGTTATAACACAGATCAGAGGACTTGTATGGTTGAGACTTCTTATTGAAGAAGCGGATAGTATAATTCCTTGGTATGAGAAATTAGAACAGATAAAGGAGAAACTAAAATGAGAGATTACAAAGATGTTGAGAGAGATTTGAAGATTGCAAAAGAAGAAGTTATTCTTTTGGAAAAAGAATATAAAGATATAATCATGGGAGATCATATTGCCTACAAGGTTGGAAATCTTTTTGAGATAGAAGATACTGGGGATATCTATATATTAGCAGAAGTGGGTACAGGGGAAATGTGTCTTATCAATATGGATACAGGAATTGGATGGAATAATAAAGTTCATGTAGATAATCCATATGAAATTTCTAAAAAGGAACTTGAAAAAATGACCCGTGGTGGAAGATTCTACTACCGAAGGAGGACTTGAAATGTTGGTTAAACAATACATTGGAATGAGCAAGAAGTTTGGGATACGGAACTTTCTTTACTATATTATTAAGAGGGTAAAAAAGTGAAACTAACCAAATCAGAAACTAACAATGCCATTGTTGTGGAGGATTTGCTATGAAATGTATTCTACTATGTGTCTTTGTGATGTTAATTTTTACAGGATGTATCTCAGAACAGAAACATGATAATGAACCACCAAGGAATCATACTACTACTAATCAGATTATTTGGAATACAGTAGCAAGTACAGATTGGTTGATGTCTCTTCTTCTACTTGGTTCTGTTGCTGGTATCTTTGCTGGATTAAATGGAATGAAAAGTGGGTGGGCAGCAGTAGCATCTTGTGTTGGAGGAATGTTTATTAAAGCATCTCTTACTTCAACATGGGTTTATTGGTGTTGTGGTTTATTGTTTGTTGGTTCTGTAGTGGTAGCAATAGCCAGCATTATATGGAAGAACAAAGCGGTAAAGGAATTGATTATGAGTTCCCAGTATTTGAAGAATGCTGTTCCAGATAAGGAGAGAGTGACTGACATTTTCAATATGACACAGACCAAAGACACGCAGACTCTTGTTAATTCTGTTAAATCTAATCTTAAACTTAAGGGTATCTTACAATAGGAGAAAATGTATGAAATATGTAATTGATAAAGATGGAAAAAAGAATGAACCAACAGCTTACATTGAACTAATAGAAAATAAAAATGATAAGGGTTATATTGACATATGTGTTAATGGAATTATAGTAGTTCAGTTCTGTCCAGATGGACGTATTTGGACTTGTGGTAGTGGCCAACTTCCACTTGGTTTTAAATGGTGGTATGAGCGATCTTGGAAGGAAAACCTATGAGATTTTCAACTGATAATGATGAAACACTTATTAAGGTAGAGTTGGAGAATGCAGAGAATTTTGTACTGATTAAGTTGGATGGTATTGCTGTTCTTCAAATAGATGAGAATGGAGTATACATCTATGAGGATTCACAAACGATGGAAAAATATGGATTTCCTATGAATAAAGGACTTATCAAGGTTAAACCCTACGGGTGAATCATATGCCAACTTACAATTATAAATGTAAAAATTGTGGATTTGTATTTGATAAAGTACAGTCCATTAATAGTAAACCAAGAGCATGTTGTCCTAAATGTAATGAATTTACAAACCATAGATTGATTACCCAGATTGGTGGTATAATTTTCAAGGGTTCTGGATTCTATTCTACAGATTATAGAAAGGATAATAAAGGGGAAAACCAATGACGAATGAGAGACTGGAAAAAGTGGTTGATGAAGTAGTCAAAGAGATTGTAAGTGGTCTTGGAAGTAAGGGAAAAGAGTATTCTGATGATATGGATAGGTTGAGGAATTTCAAGGACGCCGCAAACTTCAATGATACCACTACATTGATGGCTCTATGGGGTTTTGTTACAAAGCATATTATTGCAATCAAGGAATTTATTATCAGAGATTCATTGGATGAACCAGTGACTGAGGAACAATGGAATGAGAAGATTTATGACATTATCCGATACATGGTTCTATTGAAGGCTCTACTTGTTGAGAGGAGAGAGGAGAAATAAATCCATGAATATTAGTTTCAAACACCCAACAATATACATATCCCATCCAATTCGTGGAATATCTGGAAATATCGAATTCAATTGTAAGAAAGCAGAAGCAGCAGCAAGACGACTGAGGCGTGTGTTTCCAGAAGTAGATTTCTATGTGCCAGCAGAACATGATCTGACATTGCAGATTCTGACAAATGATAAGAGGTTGAGTATTGAAGATATTATGTATGCTGATCTTCAAATCCTATCCGCCTGTCATGGGTATATGTTCTATGAATTTGAACCATCTTATGGAAGTCGAATTGAATTGAAAAAGGCACAGGATATTGGATTGTGCAATGGTTATATAAGTGATCTCACAATAGAAGAATATGTCTTTAAGTATGATATTGAGAAGTTGAGTTACCAGAAACTACGAAATGATTTTGAACAATTGGTAGCATACACTATCAGGAGGTTCAAAAGTGGAAAGAAAGATTCCCAGTAAGTATCAGAAACTATACCAAAAAGCTATGAATGGGAGGAGTCAATCATCGGCTATTAAATACTTCTGTTTAGAATGTGTTGGGTATGAAAGTGGTGAAGTGAAAACGTGTTCAGATATTGGGTGTTCTTTGTATCCTTATAGAGTGTCCGGTAGGAAGGTCCAAAAGGGATAAGAACGCCTGTGTTTTGTTGATTTCCTTAAATACGTGTTTAGATTATAGGATTGGGTGAATTATGAAGATCAATGAAATGGGTAAGGCAAATGTTCGTAGTGTTAAGGATGTTCCAGTTGGTGGCGTTTTTGAGAATGAGAATGGTGCATTCTTTCTGAAAGTGGATGAGGATAGTTACCTTTTGATTCGAGCAGCAGATCGCTTTATCAATCGCCGGTGTGCTTGTCGAGAACTTTATTGGCATGAACCAGGTGATCCTCCATTTATGACTGATATTACAGATAAGAATACAACTGTTAAGAACTACTATGGAACATTGTATCGAATTGATGAGATTACTGTTTCTAATTAAAGGGTAATTATTATGGTAAAGATTTCTATAACCAAAGAAATCGACATTGATGTTTCACTGGTTAAAAATGGTAATGATGAGGTGTGGTTTGTTGTCACGATTATGGGAAATGAGTATTGTATTGGAGGAATTAATTCAGATGGAAATGCTTGGTTTGACAAAGAAGTAATTAAAGATGCTGGTTTGTGAAGGTTAAACCCTACGGGTGAATCATCCTGATTCATTGCGAAGCAATTTAAGGGTAATAAAATGAATGAGAAGGTCTTCTGGTATGATGATAGAGATATTGCTGAGAATTATATCATTGCTCAGGATGATGATGAGGACATATATGAATCTGGATATGTGGTTTTGGATAGGGATGGAGAATGTTTGATTGGATGTTATAGCCATGATTCTTGTTATGGAACTTGGGATGGTGAGTCTATGGATTGTCCAGGCTTATCAAACTCCTTATCTGGAACATGGTTATGGATGGGAAATCGTGATGAATTGATTGATATGGCAAAGATGGGTGTCGATCCTTGTATGCCACCAAGATTGGCTAATAGTAAAGATTTTAATTATGACCATCTTATGGCCGTGTACCAACAAGTTATTGCTCACTATGGTGTTGACTAAAGGAATATATTCAGAATTTTTTAGGATAGAAAATTATGGAAGGTATTAAACCAGATAAGTCTTTGAAGCCTGAGCAATTCACTCAAGAGAACTGGTTGTGGATTTATACTAATAGATGTGAAGCACATGGACATAGATACAGTTCTCACTTGAATTGTTTTTATGGAGAAGAGCAGTATCCAGAAAAGGTGGTGGGGTTGGATATTGAGGCTTCAGGTCTTAATGCAGATTTTGGACTGATGCTTTGCGTTGATCCAGATACCTTGATTTTGACTGGTGATTTGGAATGGAAAAAGGCTAAGGAATTGTCAGTAAATGATGAACTGATTGGGACAAACGAGTTCCCAGTCCTGCACAAAAAAGGAGAAAAGAGACAACTACTTTATACAAAAATTACTGGTGTGGAAAACCATGTACAGCAGAAGATTAAAGTAAACACTTCAATGGGAGAAACAATATGTAGTGAAGGACATAGTTTTCTTGTTTATTCTCCTCATAGTGGAGGATATGTTTGGAAGATGGCAAAGGATTTGAAAACAGGAGATAAGATCAGATTTTTGAGTTCTCCTTGGAAAACAAACAATTCTCGTGATGCTGGGTGGATGGCTGGTTTTGTAGATGGAGAAGGATGTGTTACTTGTCCTTCAGATAAAAATCGTAAACGTGGAAATTGTTACTTTGCCGTAACACAAGGCGTCAAACAAGGACTGCCCAAGTATGTAGATACCTTGTTCAAAGATTTGGGTTTTTCTCCATTCAGAACAGTTAGACTGTCTAAAAAAGAAACCCACCAAGATCAAGTAATTTGGAGACTGTTTGGAAGGGAACTATTTAGATTTCTTGGGGAGATAAGACCAACGAGACTGATGGATCGTTTTCGTGACGTTGTAGAAAAAGGATATGTTGGGCTTTACCGTGGACTGTCAGACGGAGATTCCACATATGCCACAGTAGAATCTATTATATATCTTGGATCAGGGGAAGTTATTACAATTGAAACAGATCAACATACTCTGATTACAGATGGGTTTGTTTCTCATAACTGCTTTTGCATGAAACCAATTGGAGGAGAAATCATTTATGATTGTTTAACACTGAAAGATATTGATAGTGGTATTCAGGATAAGCGATTGGTTGAGAGTTGTGTGGATAAACTTGTGAAGTTTGATAGAGTGTTTGGGCACTATTCTTCACGGTTTGATATCCCATTTCTTAGGACCAGGGCACTGGTACATAAGCTCTATTTTCCTGGATATGGTGCAATGAAACAATCCGATACTTGGCAGATGGCACGTAAGAAGTTGAAGATTCATAGTAATCGACAGGATTCAGTTGCCCAGACGTTAACTCAGAAATCAGATAAGACAAGGATTCATCCAGACATTTGGCTCAAAGCCCAGTTTGGAAATAAGAAAGATAGAAAGGAGGCATTGGATTATATTCTTGAACATTGCAAGATTGATGTGATGGAATTGGAAGAGAATTATTTGTCATTGTTGCCTTATGTTAAACCAAGTAGTACAAGCATCTAACTTATTTTTAGGAGAATTACGATGAATATTACAATTACACAAGAGAATGATTTTGATTTTACATTGCAAGAGGATGGTTCTGGTGGCATGTATATTTGTGTTAATACACCTGATGGGGAGGAGTATATTATTGGTGGAGTTGATTATACTGGAAATGTGTGGTGGGATGTTGAAACCATTGTGGATTCAGGATTGGATACGGATATTTAATAAAATGGGGGCCGTTTGGCCCCCATTTTTTTTTATTATTACTTGAAGATAGAAATAAAGAGAGAAACTACAGCACCAAAAACTGCAATAAAAACACGTAATCCAAATGAATAATGTCTCTCAATATGTGTATCCATCTTCTTGTCCATAACTTGTTGGTACATGGCCATAGAATCTTGCTTAGTCTCAAGACGAGCTAACCGTTCAATAACATCTTTCTCGAAATCATTCATTATTACTCCTTTTCTTTTTTCTCAAACCCACCGAATATAACATGAGAAATCTTTTCCCAATCAGTTCGGTTATGTTTAGACCACTTCTTCTTGTAGATTCTCTTATACTTATAATTGGCAGATATAAAAACCAATTGCCAAAACTTGACATTTGCCTTATCATTTTTTGCCTCATAGTAATTGACCCTTTCTTTGGCCAACGGAATAAGGAATTCCAATCTTGAAGCTGATAAGAATGTTATCTTTGTTACTTTCGTTAGGATGTTCTCTTCACTATTTATCACAAAGTAAATATCTTTCATCCAATCTGACAACATTCCAATTCCGGGATCAAGTGGAGTATAGGTAGGCAGTGGGGTATCCTTTTCCCCAGTAAGTAAACTCATTAACTCTCTGGTAAAAATTGAACACGCCAACATGATAAGAATTGTAGAAAGACCTTGAGATGCTTTATCATAGTCTTTAGTCTTTATTCCATCCCAAAGCGGAAGTATTCCACTGTTCCAGTACAATCTTGCAGTTCCAACTGGATACACAATCAAACCAAATAGAGATCGAGCAGCCGTATCCAGTTCTATTGGACTTCTCAAAGTGTTTTCATACTTGAAGTGAATCATAGATACTTTCTCAGTGGAGTATTCAGTTGAGAACTTACGGTAATCACCTTTGTCAAGATAAGACAACAACTCTGTCCTGATAGAGACTTCCATACTTTCCATATGGAGACCCTTGGAAAGTTCCGAGAATGTAATAGACCCATTCAGATAGTTGTTGGACAATCGGTATGCTGTCTCATAGAATAAATTCCATGCTATATTTCTATTGAGAGAATCACTGGAAATAGAAGACTTACCAATAAACTCTGCAATAGAATTTAATCTATCAACAACCTTCTTTCTACTTTTGAAAATGGGATGGACACTCTCTTCCTGCATCATTGCATTATGATAAATAGTATCAGACTGTAGAATATTGGTAAACTTATTGTTACGATAATCTTCTACTCTCTCCGTATTGTACTTTCCAGATACTCTTTGTTTTAGAATACTATCAAGAGATTTCTCAAATTCTTTAAGAGAAATTTGTGATGGAAGAAAATCAACTGTTTGCATAAAATTTCTTAAACTAAACTTTAAGTTAAAACCAAGATGCAAAAACTTGAATTTCCACCAAACCGAAGTTACACCTTTGAGAAGTTTATTGATAAACTTTTGTTCCAGAGGTTGGTGAAGAATCAACCGAGTATACTTAACCATAGCATTACGATCTTCGGTACTGGGATTAGTAGAAATGAATCCTTCCCAGAACTTGAACATAGGAATAAGATTAGTATTTGCAGATGACAAACGAAGAAGATGGTAATACACATTGTTGATAACATTCCCACGTTTATAATCTACTTTGGTCTTTCTTGTCTTTGTCTCACTGGGAATAACACCAGGAGTTGCTTGTCCAGATTCGGACAAAGAGATGGAGGACAACATTCCAACAAGGAAATCAATTTCTGCATCTGATTTCTCAGACATATAATATGTTTCCTTAACACCCCATTTCTGAGTATCAATCCAATCATTGAAACGTCCACTCTTTTCTTTCTCCAAACCTTCTTCCAAGATAGTCTTAGGTGCAACACCCTTTGGCAATCCAGCAGGAATAGTTCCCCTTGTTTTCCACAACTGCCAACGAATCATCTTAACCAACCTTGCACCATGACCCTGCAACAATCCCTTCAAAGAATTGGCAATCTTCTTTGTCTCTTCAGATAGAGAAGTATAACTTGCCTTATCCCCACTGAACAGATACTGTGCAATCTTCTCATTTTCCTCATAGGAAAGTGTAGTGGTACTTAGATTCAATCCATTCTTTTGGAACACAGAGTTAACTGTATCTACTGTCCACATAGTTGCAGATATACTATTGCCAACCATCATCTTATAAAGACTACGAAGTGGAACTCCAGATAGAACTTCTACTTTTCCAAGAGAAGCAAGAATAGGTTGGAATCGTCCAAAGAATGAAGGTTCCTGTTTTCCCTGGAATAGATTCTTCTGCTGTTTCTTGGTCATCTTGTTTATAGACTTTCCAACTGTAACTGCATTCTTGAAGAATTCCTTACGAAGATTAGGATCATCAGGAATACCACCTTTCATATCAATCCAATCCATCAACTTCTCAAAGTTTTCTTTTGATCTACATACCATACGAAGGATGGCAGAGTTATGTTTTCCAAGTTGGTGACGAATCAATAGACTTTTGGAGAAGTTAGATGGAATAGATAGAACCTGTTTGAGAACAGACTTTGCAGCTTCTTTTATGGAAATATTATACTGGCTACTCAACTCCTTGATCTGTTGCAATAGACTTCTCGGTGTAGGGGCAACTGTTCTTGGACCAATGTAGGAAGTTTGCTTACTCTTAATGTCTGCCCATGCAACATCACTGTCAATAATGTTATCAGTCATCTTTTCAACAAACTCAAATTCTTTTTTCTCCTCAACAATAGGTGGTTTAGGCTTGTGTAATTTTATCAAACCATGCTCAACAGCAGCTTTGAACTGGACTTCAGCTTTTTCTTGTGAAACTCCTTTACGAACATTTTCATCAATAATAGCTTGAGCTTCTGGTGATTGAAGAATCTCCTGTCCTGCTTCTCCAGCAAACCATGTTGGGGCATCAACAAATCGCATTGGAATACCAATTGCTTCCGAGTATTGACGATACATTTTCTGTGCCCAATAGACAGAACTTTCAGAGGACATTCCTTCATCCATTAGATATTTAACCAGATACAAAACATCTACTGGAATATCCTTTGGCAATGACGATTTAATCTGCTCCATCTCTGGTGTATCAGGAATCTGGCTCTGAAAATCAGGATTGACAACCCGCTCAATCTTTTCTATCTCAATCTTTGTTGATCCAGGATAGGGTTTGGCAGGAGGAACTGCATACTTTCTCTGTTGAGCAATCCCCTTCTGAATACCCGTTGCAGTATCCTCATAGAGTGATTGTTGTGTAGCACGTCTCTGAATCTCCTCAAACTGAGATTGAATCATTTCTTGTTCCAGTTGTTGAGAAGCTTGTTCAGGAGTTTGAATTTCTTCCATTCTAAATTCAGGAAGTGGCTTCTCTTCTGCCATTGTAAGGAGTGTAGACAAACCCTTCGTAACTCCAATAGGCACAGCAAATGCTGCTAACATTGCAGGGGTATTTTGTATATCCTGTTTCATAGCAGCACCAAGTCTTTGGAAAATATTAGCATCTTCACCTGCACCAAAATCATCAATAGCAGTAATAGCAGTCAAAACACTTGCAATATACTCTTCTCCCAGTTCTCCCAATAGACCATTCAATCCAACCTTTGTATTGACTTTCTTAATGAATTCCTTATAGCCAGAATTAGGGTATTTAGCCTGAAATCCCTTCCACAGTTTCTGTTGTATCTTGGAAAGAAGTGGAGTCCGTTTCAGTAAATTAACATCATCAAGAACAGAACCCATCCGTTCTGTAAACAGGTCAATATATAATGAACCATATGCCTTTAGAAATGAAGTAAAAGGTTTTTCATCAGGGAACACAATTTGTATATTACCATCTTGAATAGACATACCAGTAGGAAGTCTACGCTCAAAGTAAGTTTCAACAGCCCTGGAACCCATAGGTACAGAGATAACAGCCGTTCCAACTGCGGTTTCAGCCAATCCCAGTCCAACCTTACCAACAGTTTTCTTGAGGATAGATTCTTTAACTACCTTCTCAACAAGTTCTCTGGTAAGTTTCTTACCACCTGTAAACAATCCACTTGTTATTGCAAGTTCACCCATGAACGAAGGCATTTCAGAAAGAATCTTTCCAACCACACCACCGAAACTATAACCACGATCTTTTACTTCCTGGAGTTTCATCAGATAATTTGTTACCTGTTCCAGGTCATACTGTTTCTGTTCATCAGGATTCCACTGTGGAACTTTCCCTTCTCCAAAGATTTTTGTTGCAGTCTCTTCGGGAAGATGTTCAACAAGATGAGCAACATATTGGGTAGGAGCAATTCCAACTCTTGGGGGAGACATATAATCATCCTGATCCAAACGATTGGCAGCAGCATGGAGATTACCCAACTCTTCTACGGAAACCAAAGTGCTAATTACAGGTGGGATTTTTGCTGGCTCTTCACCAAATGATTCATAGAAACCAATAGACTCCTGTTGTAGTTCAGCAGAATCCAATGAAATGAAATCAGGGGTTTCTTTTCCAAATGGAATGAACTCCGGTTGCTCTTGTTCTAATGGAATAAAATCGGGAGTTGTTTCATTATTTGCCATAATTACTCTTTATACCATCCTAAACCTTGGGGACCATTTTTAACAACATAAGAGATACCATTAATAAGACGTTTTGTTCCAACCTCTGGAGCTACTGATTGTTTAGAAGTTAGAGTAGAAGTATCAGCCTCACCAGTAATCAATTTCTGCATAGAAGAATTCAGTAAATTATAAAACCTTTGGTCAGTTTCAGTAGCCCATCTAACAAGGTCGCCATCCTCATCAATAATTGCAAGTCCAGTCTTTCCACCCTTCTTGAAACTTGGATTATACTTCTGCAATTCCTTCTGTGTACTGATGATAGATTGAATGGTAGTAGGTTTCTGTGCCTCTGGCTCTGTACCAAATTCAGAAGTAGGGATAGGAACTCCAGACTTCTTTGCCATATATTTATTCTTCATCTCCTCTTTATCCAGTGGAGATATATTCATCTTATCAATAGCATTAAATGCTGTCTCTTGATCTTCTTGTTCTTCCTGTGTTTTAAGTCTATATCGTTCCATTATAGTCTGGATACCAACAGGAGTTTTTTCTTCTTTACCAAACTCTTGAGCAGTAGAGGTAGCTCCAATATATTCCATATCTAATTTGGTAGACAACTGTTTCTTTTGTTCAGGAGTAAGTCCAGAAGCATCAAGAATAGCCTGCTTCTTTGTTTCATACATCTGTTCTTTTTGTATACGGGATTTTTCTTCTTTCTCAAAATCAAGACGAGAGGCAATTTCCATCTTCTCAATATCCCATTCCTTGGATCGTTTATATTTCTCCATATCCATTGTATAATCAATCATCTTCATTTCACGTTCGGCTTGAAGATTCAATTGAAACTGTTCTTTCTTTGATTTAAGTTCCATCTGAGATTCCTGTTGACGTGCTTCAAGATTCATCTGGAATTGTTCCTGTTGTGCTTTTCTTTGCTCCGCAGATTCAGCAAGACGTTGTGCTAATTCAGCGGCTTTTTGTGCAGCAATAGCTTCTCCAGAACTCTTTGCCAATGCTGCTGTCAATGCGCCTTGTCCAACATTTCCATATCTAATAGCCATATATATAATTTCCTATTATGCTGTTGTGATTGCCGTAATGCGTCCATTCACGATAGTTATTGAGGATACTTTGCCCGCCGTGGCGTCGAAGTTGTAGGTTCCATCGGTGGCATATGTAATCTGAGTCTGAGCCGTTGCAATCCCACCTGCCAAGGCAGTCACGTCACATACCTTACCAGCAGAGGAAGCCTGTGTAACCCCATCGGTTCCATTCAGGTTGAAGGCTATATCCGCTCGAACAGTATCGGATGCATGAACATTTTCAGCGGGCGTTCCGGCAGTACCAAACTTGCTCTTGCCAACAAAGTTGTTGATGTCAGTAGAGCCTACT